CAGAAGACATGCGCCGTGCTTGTCGCATACTGCATCGTAGCCTCAACAACATTCTTGACTATCAAGACTTTCTTTCCATCCAGTCTAAATTATCCAACGACGAAATCAGACCGCTGGGAATCGGAGTCACAAACCTTGCCTACTGGCACGCCAAGCGTGGATTCAAATACGGAGAGCGAGACGCCCTGGCTGACGTCAAGACGTGGATGGAACATCAAGCCTACTACCTAACAGAAGCCACAGTTGAGCTGGCCAAGGAACGTGGTCGTTGCGAACACAGTGACAAAACACGTTATGGCAAAGGCGTCTTTCCTTGGGAACTACGTGCCAAAGGTGTTAACGAACTCACAGATTTTACCCCAGAACTAAACTGGGAAGGACTACGTGCAGAAATGCGCAGTTATGGTGTGCGTAATGCCACGCAAATGGCCATTGCTCCTGTGGAGTCTAGTTCAGTGGTTATCAACTCAACTAATGGCATTGAAATGCCCATGAGCTTAATCTCTGTAAAAGAATCCAAGGCAGGTTCACTCACACAAGTGGTACCTGAGTATCACAAGTTGAAAAACAAGTATCAACAGATGTGGGCACAGAAAGACTGTGACGGATACTTGAAGACAGCGGCTGTGTTGGCAGCCTACATTGATCAGTCGATCAGCACAAACACATTTTACAATCCCGCACACTTTGCAGACCGTAAGGTTCCCACAACTCTGATTGCCAAGAACTTGATGCAGGCACACTACTGGGGATTGAAGACATTCTACTACAGCTTGATCAACAAAGCAGGCAGCAAAATGGTCAAAGAAGATGCACCTGCACCTATGCTTGAGATTGATTTTGATCTCGAGGAAGACTGCGAAAGTTGTAAACTGTGAACAGTCTCGAAAAGATATGGGCACGAGCCACTGGGCACCTGATGGGCGAGTCAGATCATGATCGTCCTGATGTGCCTATACTAACTCTTCAGGAAGCCCGAATAGCCTTGTTCTTCAAAACGTTTTGGGTTATAATACATGTTATAACTTGTGGCTTTATTATAGCCAACACAATTAGACACTGGTAAAGAGAAAAATAATGTCAAAACAACAATACAATTTAAAAACAAAAACAGACTACCTCAATCGCAAGATGTTCCTTGACCCAGCAGGGCCTGTAACCATTCAACGATTTGAAGAAGTCAAGTACAACAAGATTGCCAAGTACGAGCAAGAGGCACGTGGATTCTTTTGGATTCCAGAAGAGATTTCATTGACCAAGGACTCACAAGACTTCAAAGATGCATCAGACACTGTCAAGCACATCTTTACCAGTAACTTGCTACGTCAAACAGCATTGGATAGTTTGCAAGGTCGAGGTCCAAGTCAAATCTTCACACCTGTGGTAAGTTTGCCAGAACTAGAAGCCCTGGTCTACAACTGGACATTTTTTGAAACCAACATTCATAGTCGTAGTTACAGCCACATTATCCGCAACATCTACAACGTGCCCAAGGATGTGTTTAACACAATTCACGACACCAAAGAAATTGTGGACATGGCATCAAGTGTGGGCAACTACTATGAAGAACTGCACATGGTCAACTGCCGTAAACAACTAGGTGAAGCAGTCACAGAAAAAGAGCACATCAAATCAATTTACATGGCATTACATGCCAGCTATGCTCTAGAAGCATTCCGCTTCATGGTATCATTTGCCACAAGCCTGGCCATGGTAGAAAACAAGATCTTTATTGGCAACGGCAACATCATTCAACTAATCTTGCAGGACGAAATCTTGCACAAGGAGTGGACTGCATTCTTGATCAATCAAGTGGTCAAAGAAGATCCACGCTTTGCTGCCGTCAAAGCAGAATGCGAAGCAGAAGTGTACCAACTGTACCTGGATGTGATCCGCGAAGAAAAAGAGTGGGCAGAATACTTGTTCAAGTTTGGTCCTGTGATTGGACTCAACGCCAACATCTTGAGAGACTTTGTGGACTTCACTGCCAAGAACGCACTGAACGAAATTGGCATCAAGTATTTAGAACCTGCACCTAGAAGCACTCCTATTCCTTGGTTTAACAAACACGTTGACACCAGCAAGAAACAAACTGCACTGCAAGAGAATGAATCAACTAACTATGTTATTGGCATAATGAGCGACAGCATTGACTACGAGGAACTACCTGAATTATGATTGACGACAATTGGTTTGCACAAGGTGGGTTTGAAACCTACAAACACCCCGCCCCTATCAGTTACGAAACAGCCACTGACAATGGCACCGTACAAACACTTGAAGGCCCTGTGGCATACACAGTGGGACACAAGATTATTACAGGACCCAAGGGAGAGAAATATCCTGTGAGTCCGATCAAGTTCTCAGCCTATTACGACGACAATGGCGATGGCACAGCTACGCCAAAGAAGATCATGAAGGTGGCTAGACTTGCTGACCATGACGGGGTTGTTAAAGCGTCCTGGGGCAATTTAGAATATACCAAGGGCAATGACTACATTGTTCGGCATGGCCCTGGCGACTATGGTGTTGTTAAAACAGACATCTTTGCCAAGACCTATGACAAATCAAAAGAAAGAAAATAAAATGCAAGCTATTTTATGGAGCAAATATCACTGCCCCTATTGCGATCAAGCCAAAGCACTGTTAAAACAAAAAGGCATTGCTTTTGAAGAACGCAAAATTGGTGACGGATACACAAAAGAAGAATTGTTAGAAGCAATCCCCACAGCCAGAACAGTACCACAGATCGTCCTTGACGGGGAACTTGTGGGCGGATTTACAGAACTCCGAGCAAAACTAACAGAAAGCGTCTAATGACACAACTAGCACTAGAAACAAATCAAGTATACACATTCAAAATGAACTCAGGCGAGGAAATGGTTGCCAAAGTAAAAATGTCAGGTGGCGATTGGATCACACTGGAAGAACCTGTGAGCATTGCACCGGGTCCGCAGGGCATGGGACTTGTGCCCAGCTTGTTTACCGCTGACCCCCGGGAACCAATACGGTTAAATACTAACAGCGTTTCTTTGGTATCCAAGACTGATGACTCAGTCAAAATGAAATACCTAGAAGCAACAACTGGTATCAAGGTACCGGAAAAGAAACTTATACTAGGGTAATATGCCAGCAGTGCAACGTGTAGGTGATGCAAATGATGCCGGAGCCGCTATTACAAGCGGCTTTAGTTCTGTGCGAGTCAATAACAAAGCAATCAGCGTAAATGGATCCAAGGTAGCCGACCACGCCAAGACCAAGCAGTACGATCACAAAAGTATCACCACAGCCAATGGCGCTGGCAGCGTTCGTGCCGGCAACAAACCTGTCAATGTCACTGGCAATGCCGATAGCTGCAAAGATCATAAAAGAGTAGGCGGCAGTGACAACGTGAGGATAGGATAACATGGCCACAGGTTTGTATACTCCGTTGCAGTTGATAGCATTGACAGGATTGTTGGCCAACACAGGCCTAGCAGTCAGCACCACGTTGTCTAATGCAGTGACCAGCTACAACGCAGTACCTGCTATTGATTCTCTTTTAGATACCTTGAGCTTGGCCGGTTCATATGGCCTGGCCAACGCGACCATTGCTCAGTTAAAAACTCTAGGTGCGTCAAATTGCCCGGCTCTTGGTGCCAGTGTGCCCACAGCCTATGCTAATACCATCACCGGTGTGCAAACCGTGGCCACTATACCTACGGTCACTACAGGTGGATTTGCTCAATTTGTATTAGACACTGGCAACAAATATCTTGGCAACGGAGACATTAGCAAGTTTGCAGAAGTTTGGTCAGCTGCCACTAGCTATCAATCACAAACAACACAACTGATTTATAGCACAGTCAATGCCAACAAAATGGCAGCCACTTTTACCAACATGAACAATTTGGTCACTGGTGACATCACCAAGGTAACCATGGCGGTGCCGGCATTTGCACAAGATCTTAGAGCAATGGGCAATGCGTTAAGTCTTCAACAACTTAATGAAATTGGAACACCTGCGGGTGTTTTGCAACAGATAAGCATTTATGGTAACATAGTACGTGGCACCTTGCCGTCAATCACTTTGGCGCTGTTTGACCAAGACATGTCTGAAAATGAAATTGTAAGATTGTGCACACCCAGTCAGTCAAGTTTAGATTTGACTCGCAGCCAGTTTAATAATCTGCAGAGAAAAGCCTACAATGCCATGCTCAAAATAACCGGCACTGATCTCGCAGAAATTTTAGACATTTTGGATGTTACCACACCCGGGGTCAACACCCTAGCTGATCTACTGAATCCTACTGTGTTGTTTGGCGAAAGTTGGCGGAGTCTATCTGTGCCCACAGACAACGGTCCGCAGTCTATATACAACAGCGACGGCACAGCCAATTCAATTGTCAAAACATTCATTGGATCTATAGACGTTGGTCCCAACAGCAACATCACAGGGTGTGATGAATTGAGCAAGATAGTTCCACAAGATCAAGCTGTGGCCAGCGTGGCATTGGCGGTCAGTCTGAGTCAGATACCAAATATTGTCAACACTGACATTGCAACTCTAGCAAGGGTGTTGTCATGAGCATAGACACACTCAAAGGATTAAATTTAATTGAAAATTTGGCCACGCCTGTGCCCACAGCAGTGAATTCCTACATTCGTGCCAATGTGGCCACTGGATCAGGTGACTTTGGTGTTCCTACCGTGACGGACATTATTGGTATTGCCAGCGGTGCGGTAGCCACTGATGCGTTGAATCAAGCTACCGGTGCTCTCAACAGCATGACTTTGCTTAATCTAAAAGCTGTGTATGATAACATGAAGGCATGTGTGCAAGGCACATTTGGACCGGCAGGCGGACCCATTGTAATACCTTCGGGTCCTGCAGCCGGAGCCTATGCGGATGCCAACACTGCTTTTACAACAGGCTTGATTCCAGCTGCCAATGCTGAAATTGTTGCGCTAATAGCAACCTATCCTGTTCAGACCACAGTAATGAATGAAAATTTCAATGCTGTTTGCCAAAGAATCGTATCAGAAGCAAATTTTCAAAACGCTGCTGGCATTAACTACGATGCAGAAGCCGCCGGTAGTCCGTCAGCAGTTTACAGTTTGGTGTCTACCTTGGCTCAGGTAGGCAACTATAACACACCCGGCGGGCAGTATGACTACATGTTGAAAATTGCCAACTCTGGCACTCAAGCAGGTCAGGCTGTGGTAGGTGCTATTCGTGAAGGCAAAAATCAATCAACACTCAATGAAGCTGGAATTCCAGTAGGTGGATTCAGTGTGTCTAACGATTGGCCTGGATTGCCAAGCAGTACAGGCACACCAATTTTGCAAACCAGTGTATTGCCTCCTCCCAGTTCAGTGTCTGATCTAGGCCAGCCCAGTGTGCTGCTGCCGCTGCCTAAATATCAAACCACATCAAATCCTTTCAGCGTTTCGTACACTGTGGAAGAAGCAAGACAGTTGGTAGAATCACAACAGCTCAACCCATTGGTACCAACGCTCTCTACCATTGCATCCTTGTCTGCACCAGTTGTGGTACAAATAACACAAGTTTATGAGCAACAGGCATTAACTCAACAGCCTGGCAATGTGTCGACTACGTTGATTCAAAATTCTTCGTTCTGGATCAATGCTGTGGTCCAACCATCGGACGCAAATACTCGAGTCACATTGTCTACCTCAGCAGGCAGTTATGTCACACTTCCTGGTATTGACCTAAACACCAACAGTGGCGTTCAAATACAAGTGCCGGGTTGGCTGATTCCCAATCTGGGTGTTGTTTTGTTGACCATGGCTGCCAGCCAACCCGGCGGTCCTACTAGGTCTGACTCTATAAATTTAGAAATTGTTGCTACTAACTATCCAAAGTCTGCCACAGTAACACAGGACGGATGGTTTAACAGCGTGAACGAAACGGTGTATGGAAATCCAGTGACTGTGACCTTTAGAGGACCTCCCAGCACAGGATTTACTTGGAGTACCAGCTGGACTAGCACTTGGCCCACAGGTTCGGGCACCTTTGACGCCAACGGATATCGAGTATACTCGTCACTAGCATCCCCTCCTATCAGTGACACAAATCAGATTTCTATTCGCTACGCATCAGGCGAAGTTGTCAGTACTACTTTCAAAACAACACCCATTTAACTAGTACTTTAGTACTACTTTTCCCATAGTTGACTGAATATTCCTGTTTTGTTATAATACACACATAGACAGCAAAAAGGAGATTGATATGAGTTTGCTCAGAGGGGGAAAGACAGGTGCTGAACCTACCTTGTTGCAAGACGACTCACGGGCATTGTTTCGTTGGTTTGCCAATAGAGTAGATGCTCGTTGGGTATTGCGCCAGGTCTTGACAGTTCGGTAAAATTGTGTTATAATACACACATACACAGCAAAACGGAGCCAGCAATGAAACAAGATCACACCGTGTACATTTACAAGGCAGACCGGCGCACCCGGTCAGGTGAACGTCTGGTCAGTACCACAGTTTGGCGCAACCGTGATGCAGCCGAAATGAAACGTGAAGTCCGTGAACTGCAATACGAACTGTGGCCTGTGAGCCGAGGCTTCCGAATCGAGTTCCATCCCACAATGAAGACCGTGAAGAACTTGATGACCGGTGCAGATGTCCAAATTGACCGTGACACTCCTTGGAGTTGCAACCCTGCATCAGAATCTTATTGGACAATGTAGTACTCAAGTACTACCAACGTTCTGGTTGACTCAAATTGCCCAATTTGTTATAATATACACATAGCAAAGCAAAACAGGAGCCCAATATGTACACAGTAAGTCTTGACACCAAAGAGTCCAACAACAAGTTTTTTGCCCTGCAAGATCGTCGCATGCGAAATCATGCCAACAAAACACTGTACACCCAAGCACAACAAATCCGCCTGGAGCGTATCAAGCTGGCGCTGGAAATGGTTTTGCGAGGCACAGTGTACGAGCCATCTTTTGGTAAAAAGAGCGCCAGCGTCAAAGTTCAAGATGGTGCGCTGATTGCGGACCGCAAGATGCTTCGCCTGCTGG